GACGAAAAAGGCAAGCCTACTCGTAAAGCGGCGGCGCTTGCACGTTGGAAGTGCTGATATGGCGTACTCTGATACCTACGGACAAACGGTCAATGTACAAACATTGATTGACCACGGCGCTCGACGCTGTGGAAAACTTGCTGAAGAGTTGACTTCTGAGCAAGTTCTCTCCGCTCGTCAATCGCTTGGGTTTCTTCTATCTGACCTCATCAATCGCGGCATTCAATATTGGTGCATCAGCAAAGAGGTGATTGGACTTACCCCTAACAAGTATCAATACACCCTACCTGATGGCGCTGTAGACGCGTTAAACGTGTTGTATCGCACTTTAAATCGTCCAGTAGGGGCGTATACCTCTTCTGCTGGTGGAACTGTTGCAAATCTCTACGATGGGGATATTGACACTTACACCCAGCAGGCTTCGGCAAACGGAAGTTTTACAGTCAATTACGGCACCACAGACCCCATCTATGCAGGCTCTATTGGGTTCTTGCCCTACATTGCTGGTGGTGGGTCAGCAACTTGGAATATCTCGCTCCAATACTCAACTGACGGTACGACGTACAGCACGTTGCAGAACCTTGGGGCGGTGGCCGTAACAGATAACACATGGGTGTGGACGGATATAGACCCCGGCCAAAACGTCCCCTTCTACCGCATCGTTGCCTCTGGTGGCACCACCCTTGCCCTTCGCGAGTGGTACATCGGCAACAACAGCACCGAGATCACGATGTCTCGCCTAAACCGCGACGACTACACCAACCTGCCTAACAAGAACTTCACGGCAAACCAGCCCTATCAGTTTTGGTTTAATCGCACAATTCCCAACCCAGAGATTTATTTGTGGCCTACGCCTAGCAATGCCTTTGTGCAGATGACGGTGTGGTATTCAACGCAAGTCATGGATGTGGGCGCTTTGACTGACGAATTGCAGATTCCTCAACGATGGTACGAGGCAATAGTGTTTATGTTGGCTCATCGCATGAGCCTCGAACTTCCACAAGTGGCTATGGACAGAATTGGCTATTTAGAAAAGATGGCTGAGAAGCACCTTTACATAGTAGAGCAAGAGGAGCGCGACAAGTCTCCAATTTATTGGGCACCGAATATTTCGGTGTATACAGCGTAATGCCAATATTTTTAGACACAACAGGATTGAGTTCAATTGCCATCGGTGTATGTGATCGATGCAAGATGAAACGCGCCTTTGTGCAATTGGGGCCAGACCCCAACTTCCCCGGCCTGCGGGTGTGCGACCAAGGGTGCAGGGATCAATTCGACCCCTATCGCCTTGCCGCTCGAAAAACCGAACGTATCAACTTGCGGTTTGCGCGTCCTGATGTGTCCGTTGATGCTGGCGATAACTACTTGATGACAGGCGGAACAAGTCAGTTCCAAATTTCTACTGAGCAGAACACACAAACGCCCACAAGCACTGGAAATAAAGATACGATTGCTCCAAATCCTCCAGACGATACGAGTACATAAATGTCAGCACAAGTAACCATACTCCAACTGCCAGCCGCTGGTGCTATTACAGGCACTGAGGCGGTTCCTATTGTCCAAAATGGTGTGACGGTGCAGACTACGACTGCGGCGCTTGCTGGCACGCCTGTCCAGACTTACACCTATTTGACGGTCAATCAAACACCTCAACTGACAAACAGTCGATCTGTGGGGGCAACCAATGGTTTGACTACAACCGATGGCGGAGCGCAGGGAGTCTTTAATATAACGACCACAGGCGCTTTATCGTCCTTGGTGTCATCTGGTACTGGAATACAGGTTAAAACGTCTTCTACAACCATTACAGGTCGTTCTATAGCGGTTTCTGGAAACGGGCTGTCAATTGCAGATGGTTCTGGCGTATCTGGTAACCCAACCATTGCTTTAAGCGGTCAGGTGTTGAATTTTGCTAATGCCAGTTTTAATGGTCTTGTGGCGCTTTCAACTGGTGGCGCTATTACTTCCGCAACCATTACAGGAACCGCAAGTCAAATTGACGTTGCAAACGGAACGGGTGTAAGTGGAAATCCAACAATTTCTTTGGCTAATGACCCCGTGATCCCCGGCACTGGGGGGGTCGTCGTACCAGCGGGAACAACAGGTCAGCGCGGAACATCTACGTTAGGTAACTTTCGTTTTAACTCAACAACTGGTTTGTTTGAGGGATACAACGGTGCTTGGACTGCATTTGCGTCAGGTTCTGGTGTTACTTCTGTTGCCACGGGAACTGGGCTGACGGGAGGCCCAATCACCTCAACGGGAACAATTAGCATTGATGTAACTGGAGTTACCGCAGGAACCTACGGCTCGTCTTTGGTCGTTCCTGTTATTGCGGTAAACGCACAAGGGCAAATCACAAGCGCAACAAACACAACAATCAATGCTGTAACGCTGACCACGGGTACGATTTCAACGACCCCATCTAATTCAACCGATATTGCAAACAAGGCTTATGTTGATACGGTTGCGCAAGGTTTGGACACAAAAGCCTCTGTCGTAGCAGGAACAACTGCAAATATTACGCTGTCTGGAGCGCAGACAATTGATGGCATAGCGGTCGTTGCGACCGACCGTGTTTTGGTAAAGAATCAGACAGCGCCAGCAGACAATGGTATTTATATTGCGTCTGCAACGGCATGGTCGAGAGCGCCTGACATGGACACTTGGGCGGAAGTGCCCGGTGCTTACGTCTTTGTAGAAACTGGCACCACACTAGCCGATACGGGTTGGGTTTGTACGTCAGATGCTGGCGGCACAATTGGCGTTACTGCAATCACATGGGCGCAGTTTTCAGGTGCTGGTTCTGGTGTAAGTTCAATCACTTTTGGTTCTACTGGACTAACACCATCAACCGCAACCAATGGCGCAATCACTGTTGCTGGAACCTTAGCGGTGACAAATGGCGGAACTGGACAGACAACAGCAGGTGCGGCATTTAATGCTTTGTCACCTATCACCACAACTGGTGACCTAATAATTGGAACTGGTGTCAACACGGCAAGTCGATTGGCAATTGGTGCTAACGGTTATCTTTTATCGTCTAACGGCACAACCGCTTCATGGCAACCAGCCCCTGCTGGTGGTGTGACGACTTTTAGTGCGGGAACTACAGGTCTGACGCCCTCAACCGCAACTTCTGGTGCGGTAACTTTGGCTGGAACTTTGGCAGTCGCCAATGGCGGAACAGGTCTTACGGCTGGAACAAGCGGCGGAATACTTGCTTATACGGCAACAGGGACTCTAGCGTCTTCGGCATTGTTGGCGGCAAATGCTTTAATGGTCGGTGGAGGCGCTGGAGTTGCGCCAAGCACCGTGACTACTGGAACAGGCGTTGTAACGGCTTTAGGTGTCAACGTAGGCTCTGCTGGCGCTTTTGTGACGTTTGATGGTGCGCTAGGTACGCCATCAAGCGGTACGGTGACTAACCTAACAGGTACGGCATCGATTAACATCAACGGAACTGTTGGTGCTACAACCACAAACACGGGCGCGTTTACTACTGTAGCCGCGACGACAGTAACGGCAACAACTGGCATCTTCGGAGGTACATTCTAATGGCGGCTTCAGGCTTCACCCCAATCTCGCTGTACTACAGCACTACAGCGGCGGCAGTCCCAACGTCTGGCAACTTGGTTGCTGGCGAACTTGCGCTCAACACGTTAGACGAAAAACTGTATTTTAAAAACAGCGCAGGTACTGTCAAACTGCTTGCAAGTAATGCAGGCTCAACGGCAACAGTCTCAAGCGTTGCTGTTTCTGGTGGTACGACTGGATTGACCACGTCGGGAGGCCCAATCACCACGTCTGGCACGATTACGTTGGCAGGAACATTAGCGATTGCCAACGGCGGTACTGGACAAACAACAGCGTCTGCCGCATTCAATGCTTTGTCTCCAATCACAACTACTGGTGACTTAATCCTTGGAAATGGTACAAACAGTGCTACTAGGCTTGCAATTGGTTTAAATGGATACGTTTTAACTTCTAATGGTACAACAGCATCATGGGCGGCAAGCACTGGTGGCGTTACATCATTTAGTGCTGGCACAACTGGCTTCACACCTAACACAGGAACTACTGGCGCAATTACTTTGGCTGGTACTTTGGGTGTAGCAAATGGTGGAACGGGCATAACAACTACGCCCACCAATGGTCAAATCCCAATTGGAAATGGAACTACTTATACGGCGGCAACAATTACCGCAGGTACAGGTATATCTGTTACAAACGCATCAGGTTCAATTACCATTGCCACTTCTGGTAGCAGTGGTGTTTCAATCGGCCTAGTTCGGGCCATCGCTATCAACTGCATTCTTTGCTAAAGGAAAATCATGCCCGCAAATACCGCTCCCATTTATTCCATCGTTGGTGCAACGGACTCCACCGCCGCCAATAATTCTGGTACTGTTTCTGGCCCTACAGCCAATACAGCACAAGATGGCTCTGGAACTTTAATTAAAGCATTCACTGCTGGTGCTAACGGCTCTTACGTTCAGAAGATTCGTTTTCGCCCTGTACTCTCACCAGCGGCAACGGTTGCCCGTGTGTTTATTTCATCTAGTTCTACAACAAGTACAACAGTTACTTGGTTGTACGATGAGATTACATTACCCGCCGTAACTGTCTCTCAGACAGCCGCATCTAGCGTGTTTGAGTTGCCAATCAATGTGGCACTTGATCCTAACTATTTGCTATATGTGACCTTTGGAACTTCTACTGGCGCGGCTGGTACGGGTTACTCTATCGTCACAATCGCTGGAGATTACTAAAATGATTACATGGTTTGAAATCACGTTCACAGATAATTCAACTGGCTATCAGAAGATGGAAGATGGTTGGACAACTGGCGTTTATCGCGCTGATGGTGCTGTTGTTTCTGCTGAAGAACACGTTGAGTACACTTGCACAAACGACAATGCTACAGCACCAGCTTGGTATGTCCCTCCTGTAGTTGTTCCTGTTGTTGAAACTACGCCAGAAGCATAAAAATGTTTCCATACCCAATAGCCACACCGCAGGGTTGCAACATCCAGACGTTTTATGGGGTGGGGTCTTACATATCAGGTGATAAAACACCTATGTCTTGGATTAAGCCCGTTGGGGTGAGCCATGTTTACATGATGTTGATTGGCGGCGGCGGCGATGGAGATGGAACAAGTGGCGGCGGTTCTGGTGCGGTCACTGTATGGTATGGCGCGGCTCAACACGTTCCAGATTTGCTTGTAGTAACGCCCGGCACTAATTCAGACTCATCGATTATTCAATATCGTAATACAAGTGGTTCAGCGGCAGGGGCGCTTAGGCAATTGTTACTTGCTCTAGGCGGTAGCGGCTCTACTGCTGGAACTGCAACAACTGCTGGCCCATTTGCCGCTTCTGGTTTTTACAAATCAACTGCTGGTCAAAATGGTTCTAGTGGTGACCCCGGCGCATCAACCACTACTTTTTTATCTGGTGGTGGAGATATCAACAACATTACAGGAAATTATGGGTACTCTCATGCAGTTTCCGCTGGGTTTTTTCAAATACAACCAATTATTGTTGGTCTTGGAGGAAGCGGCTCCAATAAAGGCGGTATTGGTTGCGGTGGCGGCTCTAACAATACCACTGGTGTTGGCGGCCCCGGCATGGTTTTGATTGCGAGTTGGTAATATGACATATCCTATAAATTACCCAACGCCACAAGGCGCAAATGTCCAAATCTTTCAAGCACCTCGTATTCGTACAGCCCTTGCAAACCATTTAAACAACACCAGTTGGGTTAAACCTCAAGGCGCATCTTTTGTGTTCTTTTCACTTATTGGCGCTGGTGGAGGTGGAGGCGGTTTTAATGGTGTAGACCCCGGAGGCGGAGGCGGCTCTGGCGCTGTCACAAATTTTATGTGCCCAGCGTTTTTAATACCCGATCAACTAACTGTGCGTGTTGGTGATGGCGGTATAGGAGGCACAACTGTCTCTGGTAATGATGGCAACCCTACAGCTGTTCAATACGATGTAAAAATAAAAGAAACGTTTACATTATTAGATGCTTCTGGTGGTGGTGCAGGGGCCGCGGCTGGAAGTAATGGTAATGGTGGGGCCGCAATGGCGGCAAATAATTTTACTTGTATGGGGTTTTTAAATTCA